GTTGGATCTGCCAGGATCTTCTTTCTGTCCGGATCTCCGACCACAAATATTGTTGGAGCTACGGCCTCCACCCTGCTGGAATGCGACGAGGCGCAGGATGTGACAACCTCGAAGTGGGACAAAGAGGTTAACCCAATGGCAGCCAGCACGAACGCGACCCGTGTCTTTTGGGGTACAGCCTGGACCAATCGAACGCTGCTAGCACGCGAGCGGCGGGCGGCGGAAGCCGCCCAGGCTGCCGATGGGATCCGGAGGGTGTTTGTGATGCGAGCTGAGGATGTGGCCGCGGAAGTGCCGGCTTATGGGCAATTTGTAGCTGCCGAAGTGGCAAAGCTGGGGCGCAATCATCCCTTTGTGAAAACTCAATATTTCTCGGAGGAGATAGACGCCGAAGGCGGGATGTTCCCGGCCGCGCGCCAGGCTATCATGCAAGGCGATCACGCCCCAGCAGCTGCCCCCGAAGGGGGCGTGCTGTATGCCTTTCTGCTGGATCTGGCCGGCGAAGACGAAGGCGCAGCCGACGAAAGCGAAGGGACTGGAGCGGTTGATCTCTTGCGTAACCCGGGAAGAGACGCAGCTGCATTAACGATCGTGGAAGTGGATCTATCGAGCCTGGCAGATCCCATCATACAAGCGCCAACTTACAAGGTGGTATCACGCCGGCAATGGGTCGGGACCCGGCACGTAAACCTGTACGGGCAGCTGAAGGGCCTGGGCGAGCTGTGGAAGCCGCGTTATTGGGTGGTGGATGCGACCGGCGTTGGCGCCGGGCTGACCGGCTTCCTGGATGCCGCGTTCCCTGATAAGGTGATCCCCTTCATGTTCAATCAGTCTACCAAAAGCCGGCTCGGCTGGGCTTTCCTGGCGGTGGTGGAAAGCGGAAGATTTAAGACATTTCACCGCGAAGTGCCGGTAAAAAGCACCGGAGCGAAGAACGCGAAGGTTGGATTATCGAAAGCCGAAGAAAGCCAGCTGCAGGATCTATTCTTCGAGCAGCTGAATTACTGCCAGCACGAGATATTGCCAGGGCCTGAAAGACGGATGCGCTGGGGTGTTCCGGATGGGACGCGAAACCCGGCCACGGGTGAGCTGGTCCACGATGATTTGATTATCTCCGCCGCGTTAGCGGCGGAGCTGGATGGCCAGGTGTGGCCAGCCGGAGGGCCGGCGCTGGTGGTGAGGGCCTTGGATCCGCTAGACGATATGACGGAATTTTAGAGAGACGCCCCAGCGGGGCGTATAAAAAGAGAGACGCCCCAGCGGGGCGTTTCAACAGGAGGATTTAGAACATGAGTGCGATTTCTGGACAAAAGACGGTTACTACTGCCGGCACAGCTGAGGCTTTAGGGACTGAGAAGATCCACGGCCCGGTAATGATCAAGGCGCTGGATACAAATACGGATGTGGTAGCGGTGGGGAACGATGGGGCCGGGGATGTGACGGTGAGCAACGGGCTGCGCCTGGCGGCGGGGGATGTGGTGGTGCTGGATCATATTTCCCAGCTCTCGGCCCTGTACGTAGATTCGGCGGTGGACGGTGAGGGTGTGGCATGGCTTTCTCTAAGCGTGTAGCGCTGGCGCAGCCAGCGTTGTTCGGAGAAAAGCAATACTGGCAGATGGTCAGAAATATGGGTTTTATTTCCTATTGGCCGCTGTGGGAAGCAGCCGGAACGGATGCGGAGGACCTGCAGGGTTTGGGCAATGGGAGCTACTTTGGACCGGTTGGATTGGCTAACAAAGATCTGGTTGGGTCTGATCCTGCACCATTGTTCGCAGACACAGGAACGGCGGTCACTGTCTATTCGGCGGCGCTGGAAGCGGCCTTCGATGGCACCGAAGGGGCCATCAGCCTGTGGGTTGAGCCGGCCGATGCGGCTGCCTGGGCGGCCGGAAGCAACCGGATTTTTTCCTTTGTGCCGGCAAGCCTGGATGCGATTCAGTTTGCGACCTCACCCTCCGGAGCCTTGGGGCGAGTGTTTATCTCTTACATGGCTAATAGTGCCCAGGTTTTACTGACCATGCCGATCAAAGCGGCTACGCTGCTGCACCTGGGGTTGGATTGGTCGGCGGCGAATAACCAGGTGCGGTTTGTGGTGGATGGGATTATCGTCAAAACGGCAGCAATGCCGGGAACCTGGACGCAGCCGATCCGGGCGATTTACAGCAATATTGGGGCCTATGCTGGCTCAGGAACACAGGGCTGGCCGGGATGGATCGCGCACGTGGGGCTTGCCGACAAGCCCCTGCTGCCGAGCCAATGGCAGAGGCTGCACGATGGCGCGCTGGCGACCAAAGGGATCTTTGCGCTTGGGGACAGCAAAACACTGGATCCTGCCGATGGAACCAACGGGGCGTGGGTGCAATACCTGGCGCACCAGCTGAGGACTGAAACGGGCGATCGCTGGAGTGAAAGGCCGCACCGGTATGCAACGGCTGGGTGGGCGGTGGCGGACCTGAAAGCTTACGTAAACGCCAACCTGGGGAATGAGACGATCCGGCCGGCTGTGATCCTGGTCTCGATTGGGTCTAACGACGTACCAGCGCCAACAGCGGAGGCAGCCTTCAAGGCGGATCTGGCTGCGGTATTAGACGCGCTACGGGCAAAATGGCCTGGAATAACGATCTATGTTTCGAAGATCTGGAGAGGCAACCAGGCGCAGTACCTGATCAACACTGTGACGATCAACGGATACATAAGCGATGTGCTGGCGACCTATGAAAGCGGGGTTGTGGCTGGCGACGACGAAAGCGCCTGGCTGGAGAATGGCGACTTAGGGGCAACCTACAGCTACGATCAAGTCCACTATAACGCGGCCGGCGTCGATAAAAAAGTAGAAATGGTTTTGGATGCTATGGGTTTATAGATATGAGCATATGGTCTAGATTATTCGATCGTTTGATAGATCCCGCCGTGCAACGGCGGGTACGCCTGGCGGTGGATGCCCTCGACGACCAAAGGGATCGATCTCTCAGGAGGGACACTTACCCGCGGGATCGTTATGACTACGACCGGGAGGAAGTCTTGCGGGATGCGCTGCAGGCCTGGCGGGTTAACCCGCTGGCGCGGAGGATTGTTGAGCTGACTTCTCAATACGTGGTGGGGGGCGGGATTGGGATCGAGAGCAAGCACGCTGCCACAAACAAGTTTCTAAAAAAGTGGTGGGAACACAGGCTTAACCAGATGGCTATACGCGCTTTTGAATGGTGCGACGAGCTGACGCGGTCGGGCGAGCTGTACTTCGTGGTGAGCACGGATGCAGCCGGTATGAGCTATGTTCGGGCAATGCCGGCCATGGATATCTTGGACATTGAAACGGCGCTGAACGACGTCGATCAAGAGCTGGTGATTTGGGAGAAGCCGCGGGGGGATGGGTTAGATGGGATCGGCCCGGGCGGGGTGCTCTCGGGCCATAAGTGGCAAGTCTACAATTCGGAAACGGATAGCAGGAACGAGGACGGGAGCTTTTCGCCGGTGATGTTGCATTATGCGGTCAATAAACCGGTAGGCGCGAAGTTTGGCGAAAGCGATCTTGCTCCACTACTGCGCTGGCTTGCCCGGTATGCTGCCTGGCTGGAGGATCGAGCGAGACTTAACCGGTATCGAAACTCGTTTGTGTTCACGGTCAAAGCCAGGTTTGCGAGTGCAGCGGAAAAAGAAGCCAGGCAGGCAGAGCTGAACGCCAACCCGCCGCCTCCTGGGTCTATCCTGGTTATGGATGAAACCGAAACCTGGGAGGTGCTGGCGCCCCAGCTGTCAAGCTTCGAAGCCAACGAGGACGGATTAGCCCTTAAGAAGATGGTTGCAGCCGGCAGCGGTAATCCGCTGCATTTCCTGGCGGAGCCGGAGGGCGCCACGCGCACAACGGCGGAAAGCGCCGGCGGGCCGACATTCCGGCATTACGAACAAAGGCAGCTTTATTTTCTGTGGCTGCTGGAGGATCTGACAAAGGTTGTGCTTCGAAGGGCCGCTCTAGTCGACTCGAAGATCGATCCTAAGGCTGAGATCTCGATCAAAGGCACGGACATTTCGGCGCGGGATAATGCGGCGCTGGCCACGGCTGCCAGCACGATCACGGCCGCTATGGGAGTGCTGCGTGACCGGGGAATGATTGACGACAGCGAATATCTCCGGATGGTGTACCGGTTCGCCGGTGAGGTGTCCGACGTGGAGGATCTGCTTGAAAAGGGCAAGAAAGCGCCGCCGCCGATGTGGTACGGGCAGCCGGCGCAGCCGGCCGATCGTAACAATCCAAACAATCCGGAGGGGCCGACCCAGAAGGGCGGCCCTGGGTCAAAGCCGGGCGGATCTGGCGGCAACGGCAAGATCGACGTGCCAGGGGTGAAGGTCAAGCCGGTGAAGGTCAACCCGATCACCGGGGAGCCAAGCGGAGGGTCTTAACCGCGAAGGGCCGGTAAAAAGCACCGGAGCGAAGGAGGCGAAGAGAAAAGATTTAAACGCGAAGGGATCGAAGGGCTGGCAAAGTACGCCAGCTCAGCGAAGGGCTGGCAAAGTACGCCAGCTCAGCGAAGGGCCGGTAAAAAGCACCGGAGCGAAGGGCGCGAAGGTTTTATATGCTAAGGCTGGAGGCTGTATCATTTGAGAAAGCCTGCAAATTTGTTGACAAATACTACAGGCATCATAGAAGGCCGCAAGGCTGGGAGTTGAGACATGGTCGATCTACTTTCTTTCGGACTGGGTGTGCTGGCGGTGCTGGTCAGCATGGCGATTTGCCTGGTGCTGGTGATGGCCTGGATCTCTGCTGCTGCCAGGGGCTGCGCGCAGGAGGAAAGGGAGCTGTACCCGGTGGAGGGAACGATCTTTGAGGTGGCTGCAAGCAATGAGGGTAAAGGCGGGCAAAGAACGCCCGATCACCATTTTGAGCGACCGGCGGATCCGGAGTAAAAATCAATTGCAGAATGGGCAAGCAAAAACTGCGAGTGTGAGCTGCTCGGGCTGACAAACCGGAAAAAGGTGATATTTTGGCAATCCCAACCAGGAAGGTGAGGCCAAAAGAAATCAAGAAAGGTGGGAACATGGGCGAAAGTTCAGAGCACTTTGAAAGTTCAGAGCACTTTGAAAGTTCAGAACACTTTGATCAGGTCATTCTGGAAGAAGGTCAGGAACGAATCAGACTGGCGGCGGTGGGCTCTGTCAGCGGGGCTGGCCGGTTCGAAGTGGATGCGATCACGGCTGGGACCGGCAACGGCTGGAAGTTTAGCGAGGACGTTCTGCAGGCCTCATTAGATCTGTGGGCCGGGGTGGAATGTTTTGTCGATCACGGTGGAGCAATGAACGCAGCCAGCGGCTTCTGGGGCGGGCGTTCGGTCCGGGATCTGGGCGGGGTATTCGAAAATCCTAGCTGGATGCCTGACAAGAAAGCTGTCAGGTTGGAGCTCCGCACGCTGGGGCCGGCTGCCGGGCTGGTGGACGCCCTGGGGCGTGAAATGCTGAACGAGGCGAGCGGAGCGAAGCACGGTAAAGAGCACCGTAAGCCCCGGATCGGTTTTAGTGCGGACGTGATCTTCACTGCTAAAGGCAGGGAAGTGAAGTCGATCCTGCGGGTTGTCTCGCTGGATCTGGTATTCAATCCGGCGCGCGGTGGTGCGTTTGTCCGGGCCTTAAATGCTCGAAAAGGCGGGCAAATACCGCCCGAGCACGAGTCTGTTGGTGGAGGTTACAAAATGACTGAACTTACCGGAGAAGGGCGGACGCCGGGCCGTGAAGTGCACGGCAACGCCCCGGCGGCGGCCCAGATGCAGGAGGATGCGGAGGCCATGCGAGTCTTACTGGCCACGCATGAGGAAAAACAGGCGCTTGCGCAGCAAGCGGAAGAAGCCAGGAAGCTTCGGGCGCAGATGTACGGCTATCTGCTAGATGCGGCGCTGAGCTCCGCCAAGCTGCCGGCTGCCATGGCTGGCCACGTCCGCAAGCAATTTAGCGGGCGGGTGTTCGAAGCGACCGAGCTCACCCAGGCGATCGACGAAGCGCGGTCCCTGGTTTCGGAGCTGGGCGGGGCTGGCGTTATCGCCGGACCCGGGCGGATCTCGGGGATGTACACGAGTGAAGACCAGCTG